GATGGTTGCGCCCAACGTGGCAAAACCAAGGCGTTTCAAGTAAAGATGAATCGTGGCGGGAAGTGCTAAACTATGCGCCCTTCTCGTGGGATGGGGGCAATCAACCCATCTAAAATGCCGGGGAAACGGGTTGTTAAACGAAAAGACAACCCGGATGATGTTGACATGTACGCCGAAGGCGGGCACGTTAACGAAGCAGGTAACTACACAAAACCTAGTCTTCGCAAACGGATTGTTTCTCAAGTGAAATCTGCGGCGACTCAAGGCACAGGCGCTGGGCAGTGGTCTGCTCGTAAAGCACAGCTTGTTGCCAAGAAGTACAAAGCGGCTGGTGGAGGTTATCGTGATTAAAGGTCATGCTGAAGATTGTGCTTTGAATGAAGATGGTCCATGCACTTGTGGCACATATGAAGAGTTAGAGGACTTGGCCCGTGAAGAAGCGGGAGAAGACGGTAAAGACTTTGAATGAAAGACCCCCAGAAGTCTCTTAAAGATTGGGGCGACCAGAAATGGCGCACCAAGAGCGGTAAGCCCTCTAGCAAAACTGGAGAGCGGTATCTGCCTAGTGCGGCGATTGATAGTCTAAGCTCCGCAGAATATGCGGCGACAACCAAAGCCAAGCGTGAAGGCAAGAAAGCAGGTAAGCAGTTTGTAGCCCAACCAAAAACGATTGCAAAGAAAACGGCGAAATTTAGATGAGTACGTCCGGTACAGCAACGTTTAACCTGCAATTCAATGAACTTGCAGAAGAAGCCTATGAACGTTGTGGGATGGAGCTTCGTACTGGTTATCAGCTTCGTACCGCTCGCCGCAGTTTAAACATTATGACCATCGAGTGGGCCAACAGGGGTATCAACCTGTGGACCATCGAGCAAGGTGAAATCCCTTTGGTTCAAGGTCAGGTTGCCTATCCGCTGCCAGCAAACACCATTGATTTGCTTGACCACGTTATCCGGCAAAACCAAACAACAACCAATCAGACCGACATCAATATCACTAGGATTTCAGAGTCAACCTACGCATCTATTCCAAACAAACTGGCACAGGGCAGACCAATCCAAGTTTGGATAAACAGGCAAACAAACGCCAGTTATGATGCAGGAATCACTCTTTCTTCTACAATCACTTCAACTGATACATCCATTACTGTTAGTGATGGTTCCGTTCTTGGAGCCGCAGGATACATTCAGATTGGTAGCGAACAGATTTATTACACCAGCATTCTGGGAAATACGCTTCAGCTTTGCGGTCGTGGACAAAATGGCACGACGGCTGCGGCTCATACTGCGGGCGCTGCAATCACGGTAGTAAACAACACTACTATTAACATCTGGCCTACGGCAAACGCAGGTGGTTCTTATACCTTTGTTTACTGGCGTATGCGAAGGATTCAAGATGCTGGAACAGGAACCAAAACCGCTGACATCCCGTTTCGATTCATTCCTGCAATCGTTGCTGGATTGGCGTACCATATTTGCGTCAAACAACCAGAAGGCGCAGACAGAATCGCAATGCTCAAAGAGCAGTACGAAGAGCAGTTTAGATTTGCAGCAGATGAAGACCGTGAAAAGGCTTCCCTGCGCTTGGCTCCCAGACAAATGTTCTACTAATGGCAAATAGATACGCATCTGGCAAGTTTGCAATTGCTGAATGCGACCGATGCGGTCAGCGATACAAACTTACAGAGTTAAAAAAACAAGTAGTAAAAACAAAACTTTTTCAGATTAAAGTTTGTCCTACTTGTTGGGACCCTGACCAACCGCAGTTGTCATTGGGGCTTTACCCCGTGTACGACCCGCAAGCAGTCAGAGAACCAAGGCCGGACGTTAGTTACTATCAATCAGGCAACAACAGCGTAAACATTGGCGAAGGTTACCCGGACGAAGGCAGCAGAGTGTTCCAATGGGGCTGGTATCCAGTTGGCGGTTCTCAAGGAATTGACGACGGGTTAACACCAAATGACTTGACCTTGAGCGTTCAAATAGGCACAGTTACCATCACAACGACTTAGGATTTACCATGAACCGTACAGATGTTAAAAAGATTGCCGACACAGAGGCAAAGAAAGAAGTGCAAGGGCACGAAAAACGCATGCACAAAATGGCTAAGGGTGGGGTTACCAGCCAAGCCATGAAAGCTGTTGGGCGTAACATGGCCCGCGCAAACAACCAGCGGGGTCGGTAATGGGCGACTACAGCATGAAGCGTGGTGGCAAAGAAGTTGGACCTGCCGCCAAATACGCACCGCCGCATCAGATGTCAGGCAAGTCTGGCGTAGACTTAAACAACAACGGCTATGGCAAGGGTAACCGTATCAAAGCCGAAGAGGAGTGTTTGAGTGTTGGTCCGGTTAGGACCAAGCCGTATCCTGAAGTTAAAACCACCGGAATGAAAATCCGTGGTACTGGCGCAGCCACTAAAGGCACGATGGCTCGGGGACCGATGGCGTGACTTACACTGAGTTAGTAGCGTCAATTCAAAACTATGCTGAGAATAGTTTTGATTACTCAACGACGCCTTCTATTCTCAATCGTTTTGTTGAGCAAGCAGAGCAGTTAATCTATAACTCAGCACAACTGCCATCGCTTCGTAAAAACGTAACCGGTATCACAACAACAAACATCAAATACATATCTTGCCCAATTGATTTTTTGGCAACGTATTCGTTTGCTGTTATTGATGGTACAGGTTCATACACTTACATGCTAAACAAAGATGTAAGTTATATTAGAGAGGCATACCCAAGTCCAACAGATACGGGAATGCCTCTTTATTACTCTTTGTTTGGGCCGCGTTCTGATTTGCCAACGGAGTTGTCGTTCCTTGTTGGCCCAACGCCAGACGCTCAGTATAACTTAGAGCTTCACTATTACTTCTACCCAGAGTCAATTGTTACCGCAGGGTCTACTTGGCTTGGTGATAACTTTGACACCGCGCTTCTCAATTACTGCCTCATGGAAGCAATCACTTACATGAAAGGCGAAGCAGACTTGGTTGCTTTGTACAAGTCACGCGCCGAAGCAGCTATGGTTCTGCTCAAACAACTGGGCGATGCCAAAGAGAAGGGCGATTCGTTCCGTGATACGCCGCCTAAGTACAAAGTCATATGATTACTCAGACGGCAACCACATCGTTTAAATCTGACATCCTAACGGGCGGTCAGGCGTTGACAACCGACACGATTAAGCTTGCCCTGTATACGGGCAGCGCAAACCTTACCGCTGATACAACGGCTTACACGACCACCAACGAAGTTGTGGGAACCGGGTACACAGCAGGAGGAAAGACCTGCACCAACGTCACCGTAAACACTTTAAACGGTGTTGCCTACGTTAGCTTTGACAACTTGACTTGGACATCTTCTGCTTTTACTTGCAGGGGGGCATTGATTTATAATGCCAGCAAAAGCAACAAGTCAATTGCTGTGTTGAACTTTGGGTCAGATAAAACCTGCTCAAGTACCTTCACTGTAACTTTGCCAGCCAACACTTACACTTCTGCGATTATTAGGGTTTAAAATGGAAAAACTTACTGCAATTGACAAAGTTGAGGCTGCAAGCAGCTACAACACGCAACCCAATGATGCGTTGAGCGTTCAGGGTTTTTACCACGCTGTTTGCTATGACAAAGACGGCAACATCAAGTGGGAAGACGATATTGAGAATCTTGTGACCACGGTAGGTAAGAACCTAACGCTGGATACGATTCTTGGTAACTCTGCCGCTGGCGCTATCGTCATGGGTCTGAAAGGAACCGGCACTGCTGTAGTTGCCGATACTCAATCATCCCATGCATCATGGAACGAAGTTGGTCTTGCCAACGCTCCAACTTACACTGCACCTCGCAAAACTCCTACGTTCAGCGCGGCATCAGCAGGAAGCAAAACCACTTCGGCGGCATCAAGCTTCTCTATTACGTCAAGCGGAACAGTGGCAGGATGCTTTATCAACATTGGTGGCAGTTCAACCATTGATAACACAACTGGAACTTTGTTCTCTGCTGGGGACTTTTCTAGTTCTAAGTCAGTTGTTAACGGCGACACCATTGCGGTTACTTACACCTGCACATTGACCTAAAATGGCGACCGGCTGGGGATTCAGCACTTGGAGTTCTGGCATATGGGGCGGTGGCACACCCTTTGCGGATAGTGTCACCGAAACAATGGCGACCTCAACTCTTGAGGATGCCTCTGTAGCCTTTCCGGGTTCTGTAACCGACAGCCTAGCCACATCAACATCTGAAACTGTTGCTGCAACATTTGCTTTTGCAATAACAGAACCAATAGGAACGATAAGCACAACAGAAGCAATTAGAATTGACTTTGCTCCGCAACTAACGGAGTCAATGGCAATAACTTCTTCTGAAACTTCAATAACTTCTTATAATGTTTCTTTTGCAGAAACATTTAATATTGCAGAAACAAACGTTGTAAATGCAACATTTGCTTTTTCTCTTACTGAACTTTCAGTAATAAACAACTCTCAAGATGCTGCATATGGTTTGTCTAGAACCGAAACAATGGCAACTAGCACGACCGAAGTTGTTGGCACTTATTTTAATGCGGATAGAACTGAAACAGTAACAACTGCAACAACAGAGGCGGCTCTTACCAATTACACTCCCTCGTTACTAGAGACTATCTTTACAAGCACAACGGAAACGGTAGTAGCTACCTTTGCGTTTTCAGTTGCAGAATCCGCAGGAATAGCAGAACAACAAACTGTGCTGACATCGTATACTGCAATCGTAAGCGACTCTGTTGGTACGGCAACCACGCAAACAGTTAGGTATCTCTGGGAACCAATTGACGATACTCAAACACCAAATTGGCAATTAATTAACACCACACTTGATGCTGCTTGGGCACCAGTGGTTAACGTACCGTAAAGGACTGACATGGCAACCTCATATACCTCGCTACTAGGGCTTGCCCTCCCCGCTACGGGGGAGTTGTCAGGCACTTGGGGTGACACTGTTAACAACTACATTTCGACGTACCTTGACTCTGCTGTTGCGGGGTCTTTGACGCTTACGGCTGATACAACGCTTACTAAGACAACTAATGCCAGTCTTGGGGCTACTTCATCTCAGTATGCGATTATCATTGCCTCCCCTGCTTCTGCTGCAATCACTATTACCGCGCCAGCAGCAAGCAAGATTTATGTAGTTAACAATACGTCAGGGACGTATTCGGTCACGTTTAAGGCAACAGGTCAAAGCGGTGTATCAATTCAAATCAACGAAAAGTGCGTACTAGCTTTTAATGGTACGGACTTTGTAAAAGTTGCTTCAACAGTTGCTTCCGGTTCGTTGGCAAACTGTACGGTTGATGGCACTAACAGCGTTGGATATTTAAATATTCCGCAGAATGCACAGACTGGCAGTTACACAACTGTATTGAGTGACGCTGGTAAACATATATACCATGCTTCTGGTGCTGGTGCAGCTACATACACAATTGCGGCAAATGCTTCGGTAGCTTATGCAATTGGTACGGTTATTTCGTTTGTAAACCTGTCATCTACATCAATCAGTATTGCAATCAATTCCGATACTTTGTATTTAGGCAATCTCGGTACAACCGGTACTCGTACGTTAGCGCAATACGGTGTAGCTAATGCACTCAAAGTTACTAGCACCGCTTGGATTATCACAGGGACTGCACTGACATGAGTGGTGTTCTTAATAATTATGTGGGTGGGAGTTACGGCGCAAAGCCTGATGCTCCTACGATTGGTACAGCTACCGTAACGGGGACAACGACCGCTACGGTTTCTTATACAGCGCCCGCGTTTAACGGTGGCGTTGCGATCACTAGCTACACCGCCACGTCTAGTCCCGGGGGTATTACAGGTACATTGAGTACGTCCGGTTCCGGCACTATTACCGTTTCTGGACTTACTGCAAATACCGCCTATACCTTTACGGTTACAGCAACAAACGCAATTGGTACTAGCGCAGCAAGTGCTGCAAGTAACAGTATCACTACATACATTGCTCCAGTAAATACAGTAGCCCCAGTTGTTTCTGGGACTGCAACTTTTGGTCAGACTCTATCTACTTCGATTGGTACATGGACTGCAAACCCTGCGGCAACTTACACCTACCAATGGCAACGCAATGGTTCTAATATTGGTGGAGCAACTAGCGGAACTTATACTCTTGTCCAAGCGGACGTTGGTAATCCAATCCGTTGCGTGGTAACAGCCACCAATACCGCTGGAAGCAATTCTGCAAACTCTAACGCTACTTCAAACGTCATTGCCATTGTTCCGGACGCTCCAACAATTGGAACTGCAACCGGAATAAACAGTTCACAAATAACAGTGTCTTACACTGCGCCAGCAAGTAATGGTGGCGCAAATATTACTACTTATACCGCTACATCTAGCCCCGGCGGGTTTACGGGAAGTATCAGCACCTCTGGTTCGGGAACAATTACTGTCAGTGGTTTGGCAACGGCTACGAGTTATACATTCACTGTTAAAGCTACTAACAGTGTTGGTCAAAGCGCGGCGAGTTCGGCTAGTAATAGCGCGAGTACATTTGCGGCTCCCGGCAGTCAATTGTATGTTGGAGGTACTTGTGGGTATGGAGGTAATCAATCTTATACTTGGGTTGCCCCTACTGGGGTGTATTCAGTATCTGTCGTTGCCGTTGGTGGTGGTGGAGGCGGTAGTTATAATAGTTCTGGTGGCGGAGGACTGGGGTGGAAAAATAATATTACCGTAGTCCCCGGTAATTCATATACTGTTACTGCTGGTGATGGCGGTAGAGGAAACGCAAATACTAGCGGGTCTTTTAGGCTAATTGGGCGTTGGCCCGGAGGCCAAAGTTTGTTTATTAACACATGCACCGTTTACGGTAACGGTGCCGGTAATGGTGGATATTCTACTCAAAACGGGGGAAGCTACGGAGGAGGTGGCGGTGGTAGTGGTGGTAATGGTATTTTATATGCTCCCGGTGGTTGTACCTGTATTGGTGGCCGCGCGGGGTGGGGCGGCGGCGGTGCTGGAGGATATGCCGGCTCTGGGGGAAGTGCTAAAAACTACCCCGGCTGTTTTGCGACCTATGGGGGGGGTGGGTCAGGTGGCGGTGGCGGCGGTGGCGGATTTAGCGGCTTTAATTTTGGTGGGAGCGGTGGTGGAGTCGGTTTAAATGGTCAAGGGTCTAGCGGTGCTGGCGGAGGTCCCGCAGGTTGCACTCCAAGCGGGGGTGGTGGCGGTAGCGGCGGTTCTGCTGGCGGCAGTTCTGGTGGTGGTGGCGGAACTTACGGCGGCGGTGGCGCTACGCTATATACTCAGTGCTCTAGCGGAACAACTGGGGGTAAAGGAGCTGTTCGTATTCTTTGGCCCGGTTCCAGCAGAAGCTTCCCTTCCACTTGCGTAAGTTCTCCGTAAAGGTGTTTTTACATGAGTACCCAAGAAAAATTTTATATTCAAGTTGACGAAAATGGTAACGCGGTTAATCACCCAGCGTTTGAAAGTAATCTTTTGCAAGCGTTTCCAGACGGTATTCCAAGCAATTGGGAATTGTTTGAACATACACCAAGCAATAACCCACCGAGAATGTGGGATATGCTTGAAAGAAGGTATGTAAAAACAAATGGTGTATGGACTAATGTGACTGTGTACAGGTCAATGGATGAAACGGAACGGGCCGAAGCAACTACTAGGTATATTAACCAACTCCAAGAAGATAAACTTATTTATATAGAAAGGGCAACATTTCTTATAAAAGAAAGAGAAAATGTTTTTGATAGCGCAAGCGCTGCACTTTTAATAGAATATAAATCAAACTTAGAGATTTGGAATTTAGTAGCCTTGGGCGATAGTTTTGAAAACTTTTGTAGTCCCCCATTCCCATTAGGTCCCATGAGACAAGAAGATGGTACTTGGGTTGCCAGATAAAATGCCAGAACTACAACACTTTCTCTATTTCCCATCTTCGGTTTCAACCATACAAAAACCAGAATTTTTGGATGTAGTCACATCCGTTGCAAATGAAAGACTAGAGGAAAGTCGAAAACAATTCCCAGAACTCAACGACATCTATCCGGTGCGGATGACCACCAATTTTTTTGATGACCCAAGAGCTTCTGAATTTGCGGAGTTTGTGGGACAGATGGCTTGGGACGCTTTGACGTTCCAAGGGTATGCGACGGACAGCATGGGTATGTTTTTTACGGAAATGTGGGTTCAAGAACACCACAAACATTCTCTGATGGAACAGCATATTCATGGCGCTGGTTCGCAGATGATTGGGTTTTATTTTCTTAATGCCCCAGAAAACTGTTCTAGAGTTGTTTTTCATGACCCCCGCCCCGGAAAAGTTCAAACCAACCTACCAGAGAAAGACCCATCACAGGTGAGCTTTGGTAGCAACATGATTAACTTTACTCCAGAACCGGGGATGTTAATTCTTGCCAATTCTTGGTTGCCCCATTCGTTTGGTCGCCATGCGTCAGATGAGCCTTTAATGTTTGTGCATTTCAATCTTGGTGTTCAATTTCAACCACATTGTGCGCCCCCTGCTGCCGCAGAAGTAGTGTGAATAAGTACCTCATCCGATTTAACAAAAGCCGGGGTATGGAAGGGCGGGGTACCCCGGACCATGTGTGGCGTGTTTTTGAAAATGACAAGGAATACTTGTTCAAGCATTTCAAGTTAGAAGTCCCTGCTGAAAGCGAAATGTCAGTGGGGCCGGATTGGAATATAGCTTGTCATGGGTATATGACTATTGACCGAGAAACATCAACTGCAACTATTAGAGGGAAGTAATTTTGTTTTTTTGGTTTAAGAGAAAAGAAATTATATTTGACTGCTTTACATACTCACCTTTGGCTTACGAATACGCAAAACCTGATTTTGCGTATAAATTTTTTCCAGAGTGGTTTATTAAACTTCCCAAAAAAACAAAATTATTAAACCCTCAAAATAAATCAATTGATTCGTTAAAGTCGTGTTTAGCATTTAAAAAATATTATACGTCTAATACAATTATTATACCCACCCCATATCATGCTACTATTAATGTAAATTCAATAGAAAACCCTAGCTATACATGGGAAATAAAATTCCCAGAAGAAACAGCTATAGAGCACGAAAAAGAACAATTTGAAGGGTTTTTACCGAGTGATTATCAGCATTTAAAATTTTCTAGTCCGTGGAAATTTAAAACAAATAAATTAATTCAGTTTATGTGGGCTGACCCAGTATGGAATAAAAATAATTTTTTAGACTATTCAGTTTTACCCGGAGTTGTAGATTATAAATATCAATTTGATACAGCAATAAATATAGTGTTTAGATATAAAGATAAACCTCACTTGATAGATTTTACTCTTGGCGAACCACTTGCAATACTTGCTCCTTTATCAGATTGTAATATAAAAATAAAACACCAATTAATCAATAAAAGTGAAGCTTATTTACTTGGTTTTGTTTCTAAATACCATGGCGAAAATAAATATAAATTTACTAAAAAAGTTATTCAAGCCGCAGAAAAACGTGACGCAATGACCAAGTGTCCTTTCCATCTAAGGTAGCTATGACCGAGAAACTGGAAGCCAAAAGCCAACTGATTGAGAAAACGGCATTTGCTGTTCTCCCTATTCTTTTTACATGCGTTGTGTATCTAATGTCGTCGCTGGATAAACTCAGCCATGATGTGACGGTACTCAACGCCAAAATCAGTCTGGTGGTTACATCAGATAACAAACAAGCCGTAAACTCTGGGGCAGAACTTGCAAGAGAAAAGCTCCGTCAAGACCTTGAAAAAGAGATTCAAGCAAATCGTGATTTGATTCACGTTAACAAAGAACGCATCGTAATCCTTGAGCAGAAGGTTAAATGATGGAATCTTCTCTTGAACATCTGGTTAAGTTCTGGCCTCTTTTGGCCGGAATGATTAGCGTGGTGATTGTCCTTGCTCAACACCATCAGCGCACTGCTGTACTTGAAGAGAAAGTCAAAATGCTCTTTGACTTGTATAACAAGATGAAGGACAAGTGACATGGCTGACTTCACTCCTGCTTTTGAGCAGATGATTCACGATGAAGGCGGGTATCAGTTAACCGACATTCCGGGCGACCGGGGAGGACAAACATATGCAGGAATCGCAAGAAAACCAAACCCAGACTGGGCAGGGTGGCAGCACATTGATCGCAAAGACTTTGGGGCAGCTACGCCTTTGGTTCGTGAGTTTTATAAAGTTAATTTCTGGGATCGCGTCCGAGGTGACGAACTTACGAACCAAGCTATTGCCGAGACAATCTTCAACTTCTCCGTCAACACCGGAGTCGGAGTCGCCTCAAAACTTGCCCAACTCATTGTTGGCGTCACCCCAGACGGGGCAATCGGAACCAAAACAGTAGAACGTTTAAACATTTGCACAGCAGAAAAGTTTCT